TTTCGTAAATTTTTTTCCATCCTTTATAATTAACATCATTTTCAACGTCACCACCTTCTGCATAACCAGGCATATTTAATCCTGCAATTCCATTTTGACCTTGAATAGTCGGACCTGTTATAGAACCACCCATAGCCATAGGAGGCATTCTACCCGCTGGCATTCTACCTTGTGGTTGTTGCATCATAGCTTGTTGCTGCATTTGCTGCATAGCTTGAGCTTGTTGTTGTCTAAGCTGAGCTTGTTCAGGACGTATGTCTCCTTCGTATCTAATCGAAGGCGCAGTTGTTTGTAACTTGTCTTGAAAATTCATCATAATTTAACCTTGGGTTTCTTACCTTATCCGTTTTTTCCTGAGAAATCAAGACTTGGCATGATTACTTTGACGTCTTGAGCCATGTCTTCATTCTTATATCCTTTGGCCTCCCAGTCTTTTCTCTCTTTAAAAACCTCACCTGTTGCTTTGTTTCTATACGTTGTAATTACTTCTGTCGGCTCTAATACTGGTATTTCATTCATATTAATCCACTGTTGATTTTTTGATATTTAAAAAACTAATGCCTACATCTGTAGCACTAGCACTACTAGCACCTACCGTTAATGTTGTCGCTCCTTCAACGATTAAAGGTTGTGTTAATAATTCTTGACTTACATTAGCTGTTAAAGCTACTGTTTTAATAACTGTTATGTTATTGTCTGTAATTGTAATAATAGGTGTTCCCGTCGATACAACTGTTAAAGATTTAAGGATGTAAGTCTCGCTAATTAGAGGTAGTTGCACACCTCCAGATGTTCCAAACATAGTTTGAGGTGTACTTAAATCTTGTCCTGTTACACCAAAAAATTCGTATTGATTCTGTATAGCCATTAAAATAAAAAGAAGTTGAAAGCTTCTATCTCCTGTTTAATCTCTTGTTGAAACGTTGTATTTAATTTTTCAATAACAGCATCCAAGTCTCTAACTTGGTTAGCAGATACTGCTTCATCATATTCTCTTGATGCTCTTGTTAATGATTGTACAATTTTAGCCATGTAATGTTTCTCCTAGTTGACCTTTGTTCATGTTAATATTTGCAATGCCTCCTCCAGCAAAATGTGGACTATGACTTTGTGCACTTTGATTAGCACCAGGGTTTCCTTCATTAGCTCCTCCAGTATTGCTTCCGCCACCTCCACCATCACCATGAACCTTACCTTGGTAAGGAGCGCTATAAGTCTTTCTGTTTCTTTGTTTTTCTTCTTCAGCTAATTCTTGTTGAAGTGCATCATCTCTGGCGTTTTGTAATTCAATGTTAGTTTTGTTAATCTTGTCTAAATTTGGATTTTTATAACCTTGTAGTCTTGCTAAATTTTTTTCTAATTGACCTATGTAATCATTAGTACCAAACAAAGATGAAACATTCTGACCAGCTAATACTGATCCTGGTCCATACTTAGCTAAACCAGTTCCTGAATCTCTACCAATCATTCCATCTATTCCAGATAAGTAATTTACTTGATCTTGAAGATAAGGATTATAATTTTTTGAACCTGGTCTCATAGGATCATAAGCTCTACCTAACAACATGGCTCCACCTAACAAACCTAAAGGAATTGCACCTGCTATACCACTACCACCCCCTGTCAATGCATTCATAGCTTGACTACCTAAAAATCTTTTACCTTGATTTTTAAGTAATCCTGTTAAACCTTGTCCCCCTGTAAAACGATTAATAAAACTACTACCTATTCCACCACCTGTCATTGACTCTAGTGCATCGTCCACATCTTCTTGAGCAAACATCCCTAAAGCTTTTTCTAAACCATAGTTCTTAATAGCATTTATTATTATTTGTTCCATTATCTTCTTCCTCCTGCGTGGACATCTAGTCTAAATGTACCCATCTTCCAATTTTCATTAAGTCCTGTATTGGAAATAGTAAGTGCTACAGCTCTTGCTCTAGCTCTAGTATCTACTTTATCGGTTGTAGATGTAATAGTAAAGGGTCCTAGAGATGAACTAGCTGCAGAATCATTAGGATAATCTCGTAAATCTAATTGTACAATAGTATTACCTGCCTGTTCAATAAAGTCAGGAATAAATCTACTAATTCTCATCATGTATTGACCGTCTCCTCTAAAAGTAATTCCTTCTCTTTGATCTTGTGTAATATCAAAATCACCTGAAGTAATATTTGCAGGAATAGCTACTGTTCCAGCAGTTCCTATTTGATTATTACCAGTTTCGTGTTCATAATATATAGTTGTTCCATCTGTATTGCCAATTACATCATAAGAAACATCATCATCTGCATTGTAAGCTGTTCCATGAGGTAAACCAAATACAGAAGAATCTTCCCAAGTAGTTCTTTTAAATAAAGCACTAGTATTAACGGTCCATATTTGACGTTGTTGTGTAGAATCTAAATAATTATATGTAACGCATCTATCAACTACATTAGAAGTATTGGTGCAGTACCACCAATTAATTTCACCAAATAAATTATTAATACCTGCATTAATTAATTGATTAGATGACTCATTAATATCTTCAAAAACAAAATCTTCTACTAAACATTGCATAGATTCTAGTCGTCCAGTGTACCTAAAGAAACCATTGGTTGACATCCAGTAAGCAGCACCATCAACTTCTACAGCTGCATTCTGTCCTATTAGTCCACAGTTTGTACCTACTTGTTCAAAAGCAAACGTAAATGGAGTTCCAACAAATCTCATAGTAAACATAGCTGTATCTGTCCATACATACAAAGCATTTCTACCTAACTGTGCACCCATGATCCGTGATCCATCAGCCAGTCTTTGTGAACCTGCACTATTGATTGCTGTTGGTGTATATGAATTTATATTTTCTTGATCTGAGAAACGAATAAACATATCATCTTGTGTGCCTTTACTACCTATTGTAGTTTCAGTGCCAAAAAATACTAAGTGTCTGTCGGGAGTTGATACCAACATATCACGTGATGCTGTTGGTGCATTAGCAATAATAGTTGCTCTATTATTTGTAGCGTTTAATGCGTCTGCATCCCATTCAAAACATTCACCATTATGTATTAAGGCTATAAGTTTACTTCCTAAATTATCCAAGGACCATAGACCAGGATCTGTAATCGAGTCTGTGTTAGAAGCTGGTGATCCCCAACCTGTATAAGATGATGTATTAGTAATTGTTGCAGTAGCTCCATGTGAAGATCGTGGAGAACCTCTTGCTGCTCTTGTAATTCCTGTAATAAATTTATTAGCAACATCTACTCCAGTATAAGAAATTTCTTCTGCTCCTACTAAAATATAATTAGTTCCTGAACTAGGTAAACCTGTTATAGAACTTAAAGTAATAGTTGTAGCATTTCCATTATTTCCTTGAGTATCATCAGCTAAAGCTCCATCTAATGTAATTCCTGTTGGAGTTGGTCCAGAAATAGTTCCACCAAATTGTGATATACCCCAACCAAAAGCTCCTAATTGTTCTGCGGGTCCAACTGGATAATAAAAGTTAACAGTTGTACTACCTCCAGTGCCACCGGCCCCTGTTTCATTTGATCCCATGGTAACATTTATTTGAGTACCACTACCAATTGAAGTAATCATAAATCTTTTATTATCAAAATCTGTTGCTGTAAAATTACTTGTTCCGGGAACCGTGGTGCTTGCTCCACTAATAAAAATAATATCACCGGCCAACATGCCTGATGTAGAAGTTATATTAAATGTAACAGTAGGTGAACCATTAGTAGTTGTAATAGTAGATCCTGCAAAAGTAGATTTAATCGGATGTATGTCATAAAAAATACCACCAGAATAAACATATAAAATTCTATTGGTTCCTATAGCAGAATAATTAACAGACCCTGTACTTACTAAATGATGTTGTTTTCTAGCGACACCTGTTAATTTATCAGCTCCTAGTTGATTCCAACCACCTATTTTTTCTGGTGATTGATATCTAAATCTAACATTTTCTCCTCCAGTCCATTGTCCTTCGGCACCCGTTGGAGTAATTTGTTTATTAAATCCTGGTAAAAAGGCTATTTTTTGTAACATATAAAATCCTGTTTATTAGGTAGTATAGCAGATTGTAAGTGATTTCAATATGTTTAAAGTAAGGGGAATCAGTGGTGGATCATCCCCTCACAAGATTAAATTATATATTATTTTTTAGGTACTGTAAACCCTTTAAAATAT